CCTTTCTTTATCAGGGGTGGGGGAGTTGACGGTTTCCACCGGACTTCCACCTGTTTCCACCTGACTTCCACCGGACAAAGCGGAATTCCGTTGATTGCGCTTCCGCTGGCGATCCCACTCGCGTCGCTTGTCAGCCACGCGGTCTACGGCAGGCACAGCTTCGCGCTCCATCTCCGCAACAGCAGCTACAATGGCGTCGTGGTCCATTCCTGCGGCAAGCATGTGCTTCAAGGCGGTCGCAATGACGCTCATTTCACCACCTCGACTTCCAAGCCGTGGCAGGCCTTCATGAGCTTCTGTTTGATACGGAATACCGGCGTGACAACGCCCTTCACATCGATGACGCGGTGGCGCTTCATGGCGACGTCCCAAAAGACGAAATCTGCCCTGTAGGTGCACACCAGCACGCCATTGATCGTCAGCGCATATGAGCGCTGCATTTCCACGTCTTCGACCTCGCCCGCCTTTTGACGAAGCTTCAGACAGGCATAGTATGCGGCCTCAGCCTTGCTATCGAAGCAAACGCCGTCGAGCAGTGTGCGTTGAGCATTGTATTTGTTCCCGCCCTTCGGCTTGGCGATGGCCGCCTGATACTGCTTCGCGGACATGTGCTCGGTCATGCCGCGTCCTTTCGCTCTGCGCCTTCGACGCCATAGTCGCGCAGGCCCCAGTAAGGCGGGCTCGTAACGACGCAATCGACCGAACCGGAAGGCATGGAGCGCATGACGTCGAGGCAGTCGCCGACGTGGATCGTGCAACGTCCGTCGAGGATGGAGCGGGTTTCGATGCTCATGCCTCGCCTCCCTGCTCGCGGAACAAAAACGGCGCGGTATCGGTTGGCCTCCTGAAGAGGAGTCCATCATGAGCAAGAAACCTACTGAACCGATCCCGATGCCCGGCCCGGCAGGCCTGACGCCGCCTGAGCCCGAGGTGGTTATGGTCCCAGGCCCCAGAGACCCGAAAAGGCCCGAGGAAGTTCCACCAGATGTCCCCCCCGATTCCCTGCCCGATCCCGATCGCCCGATTGAGGAGCCGGGACCTGATGATGTCCCGGAAGAGGCCCCCGACATTACGCCAGTGCCGGGCGAGGAAATTCCGGCGAAGATGGGCGATTGAGCTTGCCATGCTGCCACCCAGGATCGCCTCCTTGGAACAGATTTCCCTAATATACGTTTGTGGGAAACCTGCCCAACGGAGGACGCGATGATCACCATCTGGGATGTAAACGTTGAGTTGAAGATTGACGGTCGTTTTCACGTCATTAGGAGCGCCCGGGAGGCGGTCGCATTCCTGATGAAATCCTGGCCCGAGACGAAGAGCACCAGTTACGCAACAGCTCGGAAGGCCTGCCTGGCAGCAGCCGAGGGCATGGTTCCTAGCGCGGAAGCCAGGGCCGCGTTCGAAGCTGCGGCGAAGGAAGCCGGCATCCTGCGATAAAATTGATGCCGCCCTGCCAGAGGTGAGAAACTGAATCATCATGCCGCCGCCCTCGCTGCTACACGCATCGTCTGGTGTTCGCCGCCGTACGGCGGTTGAATGACCAAATCTGCGAAGGCTCGCACGGGCACGCTGACGACATCGCGAACGCGCACGGCAAGCTCCTGGACCATCTCCTCCATGCCGCGAATTTCTCTGCGACCACCGACGTATTCCGAGACGAACGCTGCGAGGTCCTCAACCGGGAAGACAATTGCATTCGGGATGTAGCAAACGGTCAGCTTCGAGCCCGGCAACGGGTTGCCAGAAACTGGGCAGCACTGCGGGATCGGAACGCTGTGGCTGACGAACGTCTTCTTATCGGGCTGGCATGTCCTGATCATGCGAAAAGCTCCATCTGCCAAGGCTCGCTATTCTGATTGGCGGCGGCATTGATCCGCTCCACAAAACGGGCCGCTTCACGCCAGTCGTTGGCGTCGCGCCCCTGCTTCCGAGCTGCGAAGCTCCAGGCCATGCTGTCTGCAGTCGCGAGCAAATCACGTACGCCCGGGTGCAGCAGAGACGTCTGCTTGACACCAAAGCCGTGCAGCAGCAGATCCGGGCGGATCGAATGAATGGCTTGAAGAACGGCGATGATCGACCGCGGGTCTCCCTGCCGTTTGCAAACACTCCCTACCCCAACCCACATCCCAGGCGTCAGGCGATTGCCATACATCCGGACGTGCCTGGCGTAGTCCTCAGGCGCGAAACCTTGGATGACAGGCACGATGTGAAAGGGGCAATCGCCGCCGAACAAACGGCTTAGCTCGGCAACCAAGGCGTCATAGCGTTCGATCGTGAGGCGTTGATGCGCCTCGATCGTCAGACCTGTCTTCGCCAGGATGAAAGGCTCGCACATGTAGTCTTGCGCAACCGCAGCTGCGATATCGACGACACCAGTGGTGTAAAGTCGGTGTAACTCAGCTGCATATGCTGCAACGCCATGGCGATAGGCGCCGTGAAGGAAGAGTTCGGTGAAAGCGCCACTGTCGACGAGGACATCGCCGCACGGGACGGGTTTCTTCCGGTTCCACAGCCGCTTGATACTGATGCAGGCCAGATCGAAGTGTTGCGCATCACCGGGCTGGTGAAGACCGACGTAGAACTTCACCGCGCTCATGCCGCCGTCCTCGCTTTGCAGATGCTGATGACAGCGTCGAGCATGACGATGTCCCGCATCTTGTTTTCGCTCTCAGTTTCAGGACGGGCGCGCTTGGAGTTCGGGCCGTGGTCATCCAGCCAGGTGAACTTCTGGCGCTTCTGCGCCTCGGCCCATTCGACGAGTTCCGCATAGGTGATTTTCATGCAGCTCCCCTCTTCGCATTAACGTGAGCGCAACCCGAAGATGCGACAACGCGATCAGCCGATCTGTGGGGGAAGCTATGTCTTGGGGTTTTGAGCGGGGCCGGATCTACAATCGTCGAGCCGATATACACGGCAGGTTCAACGGACAGCAGCGCGGCGGAATCGTCACGCCCGCAGCGCATCCAGTCGTCATCATCTTCACCGGTGAAGAGGGCGAGATCCACGGGTATAGCGACCGATGGCGCGATGACGGCGTCTTCGAGTATTTCGGCGAAGGCCAAATCGGTGACATGATCATGCAGAAGGGCAACCGCGCGATTGCGGAGCATGCCGTCCAGGGCAAGAGCATTCTGCTCTTTAAAATCCTGCCGAAAGGCGTGGAGTTTGAAGGTGAAATGATCTGTGAGGGCTATCAGACGCGCCGAGCACCAGATCGAGCTGGGAACATGCGTGATGCTTTCGTTTTCGAGCTCCGGCCGATCGACAATGTGACAACCGTCGTCGACAGCATTCCCACAACGACTGACAACTTGGAAGAGTTGCGCAAGCGCGCGTTCGCAGCAGCCATTGCCACTCCAGGCAAGTATTCGTCCACAGCCTCCGTTTTCGAACGTAGCCGTGACGTGCGCGACTATGTTGTTGCACGGGCAAAAGGAGATTGCGAAGGCTGCCAGCAGCCGGCGCCGTTCCTTCGCGGCAACGGCGTTCCATATCTGGAACCTCACCATATTCGACGGCTCTCGGACGGTGGACCAGATGACCCGCGGTTCGTGATTGCACTTTGCCCGAACTGCCACCGACGTGTTCACTCGGGCGCCGATGGCGCGGGGTACAACGCCAAGCTCCTGTCCACCATGAATGCGATTGAAGTGAGCTGAGACGGTCATAGCCCCTCATCCCTCAGTTCCGGCGCGATCCAAAACGCCAATCAACGCGCGAAACGCAGCAACCAGCGTCCGATTTTGATCCGTTTCCGATCTCGCCAGGAGAGCATCGGCACGGTCGATGAGTTCGGAGATTTCGCGTGCTTCTTCCCGGCCATATTCAATTCCTGCCTTGTCCTCGATTGCCCGCAGTTCATCGCCGTCGATCGACACGCGCGGGTCGGCGTACCAGACGTCTTTTGTTCGAGAGATCGACCAGCCCATCTCGCGAGCGGCCAAGGTGATCCGACGCTTCACGCTCCCGAGACTTGGCGGGGCGATGCGCTCTTTCAGAGCTGACTGGCAGAATTCAACTGTGCTCATTTTCGGATTTTTCCGACTGTTTTTCCGCATTTTTCCGAAGCCTCTTGTGGTTCTCTGTCCCTGTTGGAAGACAGGAGCGCCACATGGGCCGCACTTCAGAAACTGATGTTCGAGACGGAGGAGAAAGCCTTCCAGGGCTATTGCCCTCCGTCTCAGGCCCGCCCGACGGGCCAACCGTCATTCCTTTCCGCAAGACCGCCGCCGCAACTGTTGGTCTTGCTGCCGGTGACGATCCCTCGTCGTCACCGGCCATTCCCTTGGGTTCCGCTGTTCAGGCCGTTGTTTTGAAGCTGGCGAACAAGCGGATCCGGTTGAGAGTTGAGAGCCCCAGCCGGGAGGAGGAAGACTGGGGCTCTCGTTGATCGCGAGGGAGGAGGGAAACCGCGATCAATCCTTTGGCGTGAAGCCGTTCCTGCGAAATTCGAGTTCGGAAAAAAGAGCGACCCCGCCGAGAAGCAGCATTGCAAAGACGATGGTGCCGGCGAGCGCGGCGGCGATGAACATCAGGCCGCCCTCTTCACGATTGGAGTAAGGCCCTTGGCCGAACGGATTTCATCGACCTTCAACATGACCTTGCCCCAGGTGGTCCGAGGCGCCCTGCCCTTGGCGCCGACGCGCACCAGGGTGAAGTGGTTGCGCTGCTGGCAAAGGTTCCAGCCGTGATCAAACAGGAACTGCTTGATCGCCGCGTATTCAGCCGAAACACCCTGCTCGAACCGGCGAACGCCGTTCTTGGCAATGAAATCGGAAACCATGATCGAGACTTCGACCCGGCTTTGAGTGGTACGGTCGAGGCCGACGCCGCGTTCAATCGCGCGTTGGGCCAAACTGTCGTTGCCAAAGGAAATCTTCATCACTCTGCAGCCTCCAAAGCTTTGGTGCATGAATGGCAGTGATTGGGGCCGTAGCCGCCGCACGCCTGCGGGTTCCGGCAACGGGGCCGGAGCGGCGATGGTGGCTTGGCTGTGAATGGGCTGCCGGTGAGGTTCTGACCGGCATCGTCTTCCGACACGTCGCTTTGGTGCCTGCTTTCCCCTGCGACTGGGGAGCGTCCGTCGAGCACCTTCGGACCTTCTGCCGTTTCCGGCGAATTGGTTGCCCGTTCTGCCACCGGGCCAGTGGGTTCGAGATTGATGGGGCCCACCGGACCTGCGCGCTCTGCGCTGCTTTCTACATCGTCTCCTCCTGCGTTGGCGCCGGCAGCTTCCGCCTCAGCGCTGTGGGATTCGATTTCGCCCTGAGTGGCCGTAGCGATCTCGGTGTGCTTGGTGATGATGTCGAGGCCACCGTCGGAACGGCGTTCCTCGGCTTCTTCCCGCTCAATCATGATGTCGACGGCAGCGATCAGCGCCTTGCGTCCGTTCTCGGTCTGGACGCCGGCGGCGATCGTCTGCACGAGCTTGGCATCAACAGAGCCGAGGATTTCGCCGGTCGAAGGATCGAAATCCTCCTCATGCGTGTGCGTAGCAACTCGCATGCCAGATGCTCGCTGATAGGCACTGAGATATGTGTCGAACACAGCTTCCGCTTCGTCTGCCGCTTCAGGACCGGACTTTTCGATCTTGCGGAGGTACGCCACGAGCTTGCCCATGACGGTCTTGTCGTAGCCCATGCTTTTCGCTTCGCCGTAGACGTCGCGAATGTCCTTGCTCAGTTCGTCCTGCTCTTCCTTGAGGCGGAGAACACGATCGATGAAGCTCTTAAGCTGGCCGTCCGCGCTCATCGAACCGCCTCCGGCTGCCCGCCGAAAACGTCCGGCCGCTGCTCATGCCGGGAGATGCCAGTGATGCGCTCGATGTCGAGCACACGTTCCGCAGGGACACGGTTCCAGGAGTACAAGGCCGTGTGCTTGATGCCGAGTTCACGTGCGAGCGAAACTACGCCCCCCGCCTTCTCTGCTGCTCTTTCGACGATCTCAATCATGTAAGTGAAGGTAAGCTACACTTACTCTTTCTGTCAAGCGCTATGTAGGTGCTTTTTACGTAGGGGATAATTACAAACAGCGAATGGACACGATCGGCGAGAGAATCCGCGCTAGGCGCAAAGCGTTGAGCATCACCCAGCAAGGCCTGGCTGAGGCATTCGGCATAAGCCGAGTGTCCGTCACGCTATGGGAGAACAACTCCACCTCGCCAGAACGCGATAAGATCTCTCGACTTGCGGAAATCCTCGAGGCCGATCCGGAATGGCTTTTGACTGGGCAGGGAACTCCGCCTGAAGAGCCACCACAGGCTTACCGAATGAGAATGGTTCGGGAGAGGGTTCGTCCGGCAACGCCGAAGCCAAAGCCGAACGCGAGCTTTCCGCCTCGATGGCAAGCCTTTCCTGCGGACGTCAGAATTCCGCTTCGCGGCCATATAGCGGCCGGCGCCAACGGCCGGTTCATTCTGAATGGGCAGGACATCGCCCATGTCTTCTGCCCTCCCGGGCTGGAAGGCGTCGAAGGCGCTTATGCGGTGCAGATCGAAGGAACATCGGGTGAGCCGCGCTTCTACCACGGCGAAACCGCGTGGGTGAACCCGCACACGAAGGTGCGCCAGGGCGACGATGTAATCGTGCAGATCCTTGGCGATGACGACGATGACGAGGTTTCAAGCTATCTCAAGCGCTTTGTCTCGCGCTCGGGGGATGTCCTTCGCCTCTACCAGTACAATCCTGGCAAAGGCGAAAGCCACGAGCTGGAGTTCCCAGCCGACAAGGTATTCAGCGTTCACAAGGTCGTATTTCACGCCATGCTTTGAAGCAGCTCGGCGCCCCGCCATGAAGGCCTGATGGTCAAGTTGCGGAACGCTGTCGGCATCTTTGGGCACTCGCTGCAGCGGATCTTCCTGCAGAGCTGCATGTAATTATGCACGCCCAGATCGGCGGCCTTCTGAAGGTTCGTCAGGTGAAGCACACGCGAGTGCCCACAATCATCACAAGCCACATAAACGCTTTCGAGCTCGACGACCAAACGAAGGGCGTCGGGATGATCTACGGGAGCACTACGCGACATTCTTCTCTCCTGTGTTCCTATTTTGTTCTCACAAAAACAGCAGGAATGCAGCCCAGAGTCGAGTCGCTTTTCTGAAATAATTTGCTTGCCACAAGAGCTAGCGGCCGAGCGCGGCCCCGCCGCTAGATATCTGCTCGCCCCTCCCCGCCCCGTCAGAATCGAGCTGCGCATCAGAATTTCCGCTGCTTACTCCTTACCTTACGAGAAAAAGTAGGGCTTACCTACATTCGATATTGACGAGTAAGGTAAGTTGCGCTTACATTCCTTACATCAGCAAGACGCTGACGAGAGGACGAAGCGATGATCAGCAAATCGGCAGTGATGAAGGAAGCCTGGGTTCAGTACCGGCTTGCGCTCGCCGAGAACGCAAAGCGCTTCACCCCCTACGAGAATTGCACCTTTGGCGAATGCCTGCGTCTGACGTGGCAGGCAATGAAGCGCGCGGCGAAGCGTTCAGGCCCGGTTGTTCCGGCTGCGAACGTGGAGCGCGTGACCCGCCTTCGTCAGGAAATCGAGAACCTGAATTACCGGCCGTTCCGCATGCCGATCGCCGCAGAGCGCGCGGCTTTGGAAGCAGAGATCAACACGCTGTCGGCCTAATCACCGAAGGATTTACCATGCCGCAAATCAGCGAAGACGTATTGAAAGTGTTGGACGCAGCTACGCTTGAAGGCGCCAAGGTCTTCTTGACCGGCGCACTGGACCGAAAGCTCTACACCGAGACAAACAAGGTGCTCGAAGCGGCTGGCGGCAAATGGAACCGCAGCGCGAAGGCGCATGTGTTTGACGGCGACGCTGCAGACGCCTTGGAACCGATCATCCTGACCGGCGAATACAGCCGCACAAAGCAGGACTTTGGTCAGTTCGATACGCCCCATGTGCTCGCTGAAAACGTCGTCGATCTGGCTGACGTTCAAGCTGGCATGTCTGTGCTTGAACCCAGCGCCGGGGTTGGCCGGATCGCCGCGGCGGCGCGACAGGTTGGTTCATTCGTCACGTGCTGGGAGATCGACGAGAAGCGCGCCGAGAAGCTGGCTGACGTCGCCCACTCGCTGAATGTCGGCGACTTCCTCGCTGCCGAGCCTGTCAGCGCCTTTGACCGCGTCGTTATGAACCCTCCCTTCGCCAAGCAGGACGACATTCGGCACGTGCTCCACGCACTGCGGTTCCTTAAGCCCGGTGGCCGGCTGGTCGCGATCATGTCTGCCGGCGTGATGTTCCGCGAAAACAAGCTGAGTTCGGAATTCCGCGACCTCGTCGAGCAAAGCAGCGGCTCAATCGAGCGTTTGCCTGAGGGGGCATTCAAGGCCTCCGGCACCTCGGTCAACACCTGCATCGTCACCATCAACGCCTGATCCCCTTCGGCGTCGGCCTTCGGGCCGAGTTCGAAAGTGATCTTCCACCGAGGAAACGAACAATGCTCACCTCCTCCAACATGCGCACGATCATCGCCGCCATCGGCTGCGTCGAGCGTGAAGAAATCGAAGTTGCCGGCGAGATGTCCGACAAGCGCTGGCGGGACTTCCAGACTGACCCGCATCGCACGTTCATGAAGCTGAACGACGAGCAGCAGGCCGTTGTCACCGATATCGTGAACCGCCGGATTGCGATGGGTCACAACTCCGCTGCTCGCCGCGATTTCGCCAGTGTCGAAGGGGCGCGCCTCTAATGGAACGCGCGGTCTCCTACGCCTGCGAGCCTGCCAAGCGCTACTGCGAGTGCGGATCCTGCAAGCTTCCGCCGGCACGCAACATCGATCTGGACGCGATCGCCGAGTTCAACCGCGCGTCCTACGCCACCGCCTATTTCCTTCTCCTCCTGTGCGCCCTCCTCGCCTTCATGGCGATTGGGCTGGTGCGGACAGAGGAAGTCCACAAATCCATCATCGCTGACAGGAGCGTCTGAAATGACCGCAGAAACCAATCTTTGGAGCTGGTGGCAGAACGCCCTGGCGGGGAACCTTGGCCCGATGCATGAGGGCCAGCCGGAACAGGGCTATTACCGGACGCGCTTCAAGGGCGGACAGTGGGAGCCGGTTGCGATCTGGCTTGACGACGCCGGCGGCTGGCTTGCGATGCGCGGCGAGCGCATGGTCGATGCTGCGGACGCCTGGAATTTCTGCCGCACGCACTCGGTCAGCTATGAGGCCTACCAGAAGGCAATAGAGGGCGCGGGTTGGGATGACGAGCCGCCGGCACCTGCCATGGGCCACAACTTGCCCTCCGATCCGTTCGAAGCATTGAAGCTCGAATATCAGGCGGAGGCCGAGCAGGCGACCGCCTTCATGAAAACCCCGATCACGACGCAGGATCAGGCCGACAAAGCCGCTATCTGGGCCAAACGCCTGACCGCGATCAAAACCAAAGCCGAGAGCCTGCACAAGGTCGAAAAACAGCCGCACCTCGATGGTGGCCGTGCAGTCGACGACAAGTGGCGCGACCTTAAGAGCGATCCCGACACCCTTGCAAAGAAGCTCAAGGCCCACGTCACGCCGTTCCTGAAGGAGCAGGAGCGCCTTGAAAAAGAGCGCCTGCAGGGCGAACGCGAGGAAGCCGAACGGAAGCGCCGCGAAGCCGAAGAGTTGGCCGCAAAGGCAGACGCAAGCGACACCGACGCGCAAGTCGAGGCAGAGCGCCTGCAGCGCGAAGCCGACGAACAGGAACACGCGGCTCAGGCGACGAAAACGCAGGCAGGGCGCACCGGCGCACGCGTATCTCTGCGGACCTTCGTCTCCGCCCTCATCACCGACTACGACAAGGCTCTGAAGGCCTTGGGCAATCACCCTGAAATGAAAGCGCTTGTCGAGACGCTCGCCAACCGCGCGATCCGCGCCGGCGTCGAGCTCGATGGCGTTCAACGCTTCGAAGAACAAAGGGCCGCCTGATGACCGACCAAGCACCCCGCACGATTGTCGCCGTCAAGTTCGCTTGGGAGAAAGCCGACAAGACATACGACTATTTCGCAGATTTTCCCGTCGCGGTCGGCCAGCGCATCTATGTGCCGACAAAGCGAGGCGAGGCGAAGGTCGAGGTCGTCGAGATCAAGACCGCATCCGAAATGGCCTCGGTTGCTGCACTCCGCCCGGTCGAAGACCTGCGAACCGATGAAGAGAAGCAGGCCATACACCCCAATGGACAGCGCATGTTCTCGGAAGACCGCACGATGCTCGATGACAAGGGCAATCGATCGATTTTTGACGACGTCGACCAATAGGAGGAAATCATGAACGCTTACGTTCCAGCCCTCACCGGTGGCGGCCAGGTAATAGCTATCGTCCCCCAGACTTTCGAGGAGACGTTCCGCGTTGCGCGGGCCGTCGTCGCCTCTGGGCTCGCACCATCGGCGCTGATCGGCAAGCTCACCGGCGACGATGCTGCAAGCGCTGTCGCCGTCGCGATCATGTCTGGCGCTGAGCTGGGCTTAAAGCCGATGGTCAGCCTTCGGAGTTTCACGGTCATCAACGGGAAGCCGGCCCTCTACGGCGACGGGCTGATCAACGTCGTCCGCATGTCGGGCAAGGTTGCATACCTCCGCACCGGCTGTGACGAGGTCAACGGCAAGCTCATCGGCTACTGCGAAGCAAAGCGCCTCGACACTGGCGAAGAGAAGCGCGTCGAGTTTTCGCAGGACGACGCTATTCGCGCTCGCCTCTGGGATGATCGCGCCACGATCAAAAAGAAGGTCTGGGAGAACGGGCAGCCGGTCTGGAAAGACGGACAGCCGAACGACGCGCCCTGGTACCGTTTCCCGAAGCGCATGCTTGCATGGCGCGCCGCCGGCTACTGCCTGCGCGAGCTGTTCGGCGATGTGCTCGGCGGTATCCGCGACGAGTTCGAGGTGCGCGAGATCGACGAAGCCGAGACGATGCGCGACATCACGCCTGCTAAGCCAGCGCATCCGCCAAAGCCACCGGCACCTCCTGCCCCGCCAGCGCAAGCAGCCGCACCAATCGAGGCCGAACCAGCCGCCTCGAGGACCGAGCCTGAATTCGAACTCGGTGATTTCCTCGAGCAGATCGAGACCGGCCTCGCCGGCGCCAAGGACGAAACCGAGGTCGAGGAGATCTGGAACGACTTCGACGCGCCGGCAGTGCTTGAAACCAACGGCCACGCCGACATGATCGACACGGCCTTCGCTATTCGCGACCGGCGGCTCGCCCAGCTTGCACCGCTGAACGGTGGCTGACCATGGCGACGAACAACCGCATCGTCGAAACCGAGCAGGCCCGCGAAATGCTGCTTCGGTTCGTGAAGGAGAGGAAACTCCCCTTCACCGCCAGCGTCACCGACGGCAAGCACCGGACCAGCGACCAGAACCGGTTGCAGCGCCAGTGGGTGTTGGAGATCGCCGCTCAGCTGGGAGACCAGACACCGGAAGAGGTTCGCGGATACTGCAAGCTGCATTTCGGCGTGCCGATCCTTCGCAACGAGAACGACGTGTTCAAGGCCGAATATGACGCCGTGATCATGCCGCTCCCCTACGAGCACAAGCTCAAGCTGATGATGGTCCCGTTCGACTTCGGAGTTACCCGGATCATGACGACGCGCCAGAAGACGGCGTTCCTCGACACGATGCACCGGCACTATTCCGAACAGGGCCTCGTCCTAACCAATCCAGAAGATTTGAAGCGCCGGAGGGCAGCATGAACCCGAAACTCCTCCACATCCTTCAGCACTCCCTCGGCCTCGACGAGTTCGGGCGCGGCTCGATGTGCCGGAATCGGTTTGTTACCGGCGAGGGCAGCATCGACCACCCGCTATGCATGGAGCTCGTCAAGCTTGGGCATATGACGCGGATCGCGAACGTCGAGATGTTCGGCGGGAGCGATTGCTTCACTGTCACCGAGGCCGGAAAGATTGCTGCCGTAGCTAATAGTCCCGCCCCGCCGAAGGTCTCGCGCAGCAAGCAACGCTATCTCGACTACCTGGCGTTCGACAGTTCCATGACCTTCATCGAGTATTGCAAATGGCGCGACAGGCGCGATCGGAGCGCGGCATGAGCGGCCCCTTCCTCATCTGCGACCTACGCCCTGAATGGAACTGGCGCCCATACGTCACCTTCTGGCGTCCGAACAACGCCAACTATGCCTATCCGCTCGGGTGGTCCGGAGACTACGCGGAAGCCGAAGTCATGAAGGGCGGCAGCTATTACACTACCGTCGAGAGCGGAATCCTTATCCGCTTCCCGATCCTGCGCTCGCTCGTAGAGCCGATGGCGGCCGCGCCTGAGCCGGGACACATCGATGGTGATACCGGCCCGGTAGTCCGCAACAACTCACGAATGCGCGCGAAACTGAGAAAGCTTGCCTATGGGCCTGCTATCTCGGCGTTCGTCAATGAAAAGGCAGGTGCGGCATGACCGAGAAGCGCATCGCCCCACCCTTCGACGGCCAGCAGTTCACCAGTCACCAAGAATGGGTGAACAAAGCGCGTTCATGGCTCACGAGCCATCCGCAATACAACAACACCGAGCACAGCGAGACGAAGGGCTGGCGGGGGCCCCACTTCACCGCCATGTGCTTCGACAGCCTTGGCCGTCGCGTCAGGAACGGCGGTGATTTCCGTCGCGCCGAAGAAGACGGCGCCTTCCCGGTCTGGTGGATATGGCCTGACCAGATCTGCGAACTTGTTGCCCGCGATCAGGCGGTGCCAGCATGAAGAACCCGAACCCAATCAACCTTCAGACGTCAGAAGATGTGCGCAAGGCTGGATGGCAGGCCGAGAGCCGCGATGCTGACGGCCACCTGATGCGCGTACATGCGCCCTTCGAGACCGACACGGAAATAGTCTGGCTGGTTCGCGAAGCACTTGAGCATGGCGAGACCGTAACGATCTGGCCAGCGAAGGGCGGTGCGGCATGAACGCAAACGAATTCCGCGCCGAACTTTTGAAAATCATGCCTGGATACTCATGGACAGTCCACAAGACGCCGAAGGGCATGACCTACCTCAAGGCTACCGGCATACAGAGCAGTGGCTCTAATCGGCTTTCTACTCTTTCCGTCATCCGGAGAGAGCGAGATGGCCAGGTTTCCTATGAAGCCAAGTCCGCCGGCTACGGTCTCCGGGCTAAGTGGCTCCACACGACAACCGATGGGACGCTCGCTAGAGCCCTTCGTGGCCTTCAAGACCACTACGAGTACACCGCGAACACCTACCGGAGCCACGCCAGCGCCCTGAAAATCGGTCGGCAGGGGGAAGGCGGTACATCATGAACGCCGTGATCAACCTCCTGTCCCTCTGCATAGCAGGCGGCCTCATCACATCAGCCGTCCGAAAATTCCTCGAAGGGAAAGATGTCACATCAGCCGTCAGGCTCGGCATCGGTCTCTATGTCCTATTTCTTACCGCAACGGTCATCGTGCCATGAGGAGGGCCGCGTAATGCCGATCAGATCCGATCGCATGAAGCTCTATCCGGGCGGCGGGACCCACTCGAAGGAATGGAAGACCTTCCGCGCCTCCCTAATCGAACGCGCCCGCAACGCTTGCGAGGGCACGCCTCAGCACCCGGAATGCCGCGCCGCCAACGGCCAGCCTCACCCGGAGACCGGAAGCAAGGTCGTGCTGACGATCGCCCACATGGATCACGACGAGACGCACGCCGACCCTGAGCGATGCAGAGCGCTCTGCCAGCGCTGCCACCTGAAATGGGATGCGAAGCATCACGCGGCAAACGCCCGCATCACGCGATCGACATGGAGGATTTCATCGATGCGCAGCGTGCCTGAATGGATCGGCAAGACCGATGACGAGAAGGTCCCGCCGCGCGTCCGTCTTCGCCTGTTCGAGCAATACGGCGGCATCTGCCAGCTTTCGAAAAGGAAGATCATGGCCGGCGAAGCTTGGGACCTCGACCACATCAAGGCCATTTGGCGCGGCGGCCAGCATCGCGAGACGAACCTGTGGCCGGTCCTGAAACAGCCGCACCGCGAGAAATCAGCCGAGGAGCAGCACATCCAGTCCAAATGCGACCGGACGCGCAAAAAGCACCTGGGCATCTATCCGAAATCGAAAGCCAAGATCAAAAACCGCGGCTTCGCGAGAACGAGGGACGCATGACCCCTATCACCGACGAAATGAAGCTGGAAGCCACCCGAGCAATTCAGGATTGGCACCTATCGACCAGCGGATTCCCAATGAGCATCGACGAGGCGCTCCTCGTCGCGACCAATGTCCTTGAGGCAGCCCTCTCCTCCCGCTCCGCTGAAGCAGGCAACGCGATGGCGCAAGCCGCCGCCTCCGATGTAGAGACGACGGCCAGCTTGCACCCTGTTCCGAAGCAGGGGCTCCCTCTCTTGCACGAAGAGGGACGCACCGAGACTGTAGCCGGGACTGATCATCCAAACTTTCATGAAAGTGCCAAGTTATCGAAATCGTGCCATGAAAACACGAGGAAGAGCGCCGCTCCCCAGCCCAACCCGAGCGCAGTTGATGTGGAGGTCGAGCGACTGCGGAAAGCGCTGGAGCCGTTCTCAAAAGCGGCCGGCGAATTGTTCGTTCGAAATTGGAACGCCAGTCAGGTCGCCATGTCGTTCTCCACAGAGGATGACATCGTGAGCCTAACGGCTGGCGATTTCTTCGCCGCACGTGCCGCCCTCGCAGCGCAAGGCACAGCAGAGGGATCAGCAGAATGAGCGACCTCCTCATGACACGACGAGCGGTATTCTCAGAATGCGGCCTGTATCGCTATCTGCTTGAGCATGACTTCGGTGGCGCAGGCCCAGTGATCTCGCTCGGTATGGTCAACCCTTCGCTTGCAAATGGCGAGAAAAACGACCCCACAATGACCAAAGTTGACGGCTTTGCCACTCGCCTTGGCGCCAGCAAGATCAAGGTTTGGAACCCTTTCGCGCTGATCGCCAAGGACGTTCGCGACCTCCGCGACGCAATCGACCCGATAGGGCCAGAGAACGACACCCACATCGCGCAGGCGATCCATGACGCCGATATCCACATCGTCGCTTGGGGGCCGCTGTCGAAGCTTCCGAAGCAATTGCGTGGCCGGTGGCGGTCTGTGGTCGATGTTCTCTCGCAAGCCGGTGCAAAGCCTATGTGCTGGGGAACAGCTCTCGACGGACAACCACGTCACCCTCTGATGCTGGCCTACGCCACTCCTCTTGTTCCATGGAGCGTGCCGTCCGCCCTCGCAGCGCAAGGGGAGAATCCATGAGCTACAGCCTCCTCAACCGGTCAGCCACCAAAGCCCGTAAGACGCATGTATGCATTTGGTGCTGCTTCCCGATCCTGTCTGGCTCGCAGTATGTGCGGGAGACATCGACATACGATGGCCATTTTCAGAACTTCGCTTGGCACGAGGCCTGCCGTAAAGACGCCGACGACTGGTTTGGCAACGGAGAATCAGAGTTCACCCCCGGTGACAGCGAGATGCCGTTCTACGCCCTCTATAAGTTGGAGGCCCATCCATGAGCACGCTCGACCTATCCAACAGCCCACTCCTCCTCAGCAGCGAGCAGGCAGCCAAGGCCCTGAACGTCTCAACCAAGACCTTGCGCGAATTCGTGAAGGCTGGCGATATAGCCTTTGTTCCGAGGGGAAAAGGCACTACTAAGCCCCGCCTCGGATTTCACATGGACGATATCAACGACTTCATAAAGAGCCGGAGAAACCGCGCGTGTCCGTCTACAAGCATGCCAAAAGTCCGTTCTACCAATACGACTTCCAAATCAACGGTCGTCGCTTTCTCGGATCTACAAAGGCTCGGAATAAGCAAAAAGCCCAAGAGATAGAACGGCAACTGAAGGCGCAGGCCAAGAAGGACCTGGCGGACGAAGCGCGGACGGGCAACGTCCCCCTAACGATCGACCTTGCCGCCGGCCGGTACTACACCGAGGTCGGGCAGTACCACGCCTGCAGCGCCGACACCTATCGAGCGCTTGAACGTCTTGTAAGCTTCTTCGGGAAAGACAAGCGGCTTTCCGATATAACCGACGGCAATGTCACCGCGCTTACCACCTGGCGGCGGCAGCAACAGCGATGGGGCAAGAAGGAATACAAAGACAAGCGAGAGATGCCGACCGTATCGCCCGCCACCGTCAATCGCGACACAACCGCAGTCCTCAAGAAGCTATTCACGCGGGCTAAACTGACGTGGAAGTATCATTTCCCGTCCGAACCGAATTGGAAGACCCACTGGCTGAAAGAAGCCGATGAAAGGGTGCGTGAGCTTCATTTGGAGGAAGGCCATAAGCTGGACGAGGCAATCAGGGCCGACTACGAGCCATGGCTAGAGTTTGCCCGCATCACCGGTCTACGACGCCGAGAAACCCTGATCAGATGGCCCGAGGTGAACTGGTTTGCAAAGCGCATCACCAAGATGGGCAAAGGAAGCCGCAAGGTTACGACACCGATCACGCCTGAAGTTTGGGCCATCCTAGAGCCCCTAAAGGGCCACCACGATGAATGGGTTTTCACCTACGTCGCAAAACGCAACAGCAAGGGAAAGACCAAGGGCCAACGCTATCCGATCACGTATTCCGGATCGAAGTCCGAATGGCAGCGCACCCGCAAGCGTTCTGGGATCGAGGATTTCCGCTTTCACGACATTCGCCACGATGTCGCGACGAAAGTCCTGCGAGCGACTGGCAACCTTAAGCTAACGCAGAAGGTGCTGAACCACGCGAGCATGAAGACTACGGCTCGTTACGCACACGTACTGGACGAGGAAGTTGCGGACGCATTAGAGAAGGTCGCAAAATCCCGGAAAAAGTCCCGGACCAGCGGAACAGATGTCGCGTAACTCTCTGTAAAATAATCGCAAAATCGGAAAGCGCGTCCATTCCTTCTAAGCAGGTTGTCGCAGGTTCGAATCCTGCAGGGGTCGCCACCACTTTTCCATCTAGTTGATACTCTTGGTCTTACCTGAAATTGGGTGCGACCAAAGACTGTGCGCCAACTGTTCTCACCTCGCCGCATGCTGTCGGCATAGGGCTAAGCTGGCGCGCCGCCAGGCGAGACAATCGATGAGGCCGACACGGCCGTCCCAATTAGCTGGGCGTCGACTACAGCGCACACGTTATCGAGGCGACCCTACATCGCGTCGCACCGACTCTCGGCTGGCGCTGAGCCGCAGCTGCTCGTTTCCTCATGCTGAACGATCGGGCGCTCAGGGAACTGGTGGCGGGTGCGCGATCCCCTGGTAGTAATCACCTTCACCGGGCCCCATGAACTCATTCGTATAGCGTTCGCGTTCGTCACCCAACGTCCGGGCCGGCGGACGGTAGTAACCGTAAGCGCCGTACATCGGCATCGGCTCCACATACACATTGCCCGTCGGCATGGGATCAACATAGACGCCGCCGGGTGCAGGCTCGTAATAGTAGTTGTCGGCAAAAGCCGGTGCGGTGTTCCCGGCCAAGGTGACGACAAATGCGACGCATGACATTTTCGTAGAAATTCTCAT